ATGATATGATACATGTAAGTATAATTTATAATATTATAAATTATACTTACATGTATCATATCATTAATAATTTTAAAATAACCTTATACCTACTCTTTAATAGATCATACTTTAAAAATCTTATATTTTAAATTTTATAGATTCTATAGATGATGCAATCATTCAACTCTTACTCTGAAGCAGCAAAGGCCAACGTTGTCGAACTTCCTAGATTATCTCCAAAGAATGTACAATCACCCACACATAGACCACAAAAACGCGTAGAGACAAAACTCTTACCCGTCCTTAGATCGAACGTCAATAAACCAGGATGTGTATGTGAGATGTGCGGAAAACATCTCTTGCAAACTTGCAACAGATGTCAAAACATTCCTGTAAATCAAGAGAGAACAAGATGTGATCACGATATCGTTGTGACAGAGCTATGTGGTCATTTCTATCACAAGGATTGCATATTTGGTTGGTTATCTCATGAATCTTATTGTGTGGGAGGGATTGGTAAGAGACAGGAATGTATGATGGAGATTGATGCTTGATAAATTTAAATGGTATGAGATTAAAATTAATATACTGATACGAATCATTAAATATATTTATAACAATATATTTATAATCACATTAAAGACTACCAGCATATTTTGCATACAGATGAACAGCATCTTTGAGATATCCATAGTCTCTAAAAATTTTAAATCATATCTATGTTTGATCCATCTCTTTATCGATGACGCCATATATTATTGTAAATCTAACAACCTTATGAGAAATATATTGAGATCACTAAAAAAGAGCATCGTCTACAAGAGTCCATACACATCTCCAAAAAATATCAAATCTTTAAAGACCTTATATAAGAGAGATCTTCGTTGTATGTTTATCTGCAACATCGTCATATCTTATGAGATCCCGAACAAAGAGTATGGGTATGGGAAGACCATTGATTTTTTTATCAATGGAAATTTTATTGTCAACTCTAAATCAACATTTACATTTCCCACACGTGTAAATAATGACCTTGATGACTATCTTCATGAATATATAATAATTGATCGTATTAAAGATAACAGTTACGTAATTTGTGATGGTTGCGAAACCAAATTTACTATATTGAGAGATCTACACGTCACTATTATAAACTTTTTTGACGATAATAAATATGATAATGTCATAAACGATCATGATAAAAAAGATGAGACTATCATTAGATTTAGGGATAAGAGAGGTGTGATGCTAAAGACTATAAAGAACGTCATAGCGAATTTTACAGTGGTATCATTCAAACCCAAACATTCTTATGATGATCTTTTTAAATATGTTCAAAAAAATTACTATAAGGATAATATGTTATCGCGTATATACATAGATATAGATAATAGTGAGATATTCTTTTCAAAGATTGATGATAGATTATATAAAGTAAGATACGATGATCCTTGTTTTGAAGATTATTATGGTATACCCTTAAATTACACATAATCATATTTTTATAGTCTTATAAAAATAGTATTTATGTTAATATTATTGTCTTAATACTTAAAAATCATTTATTTTATAAGGATTATAAAATAAGATGGATGACTTACACGAGATCATTCCCAACCTATATCTAAGTTCTGTCTACGTTGCCTGTCAAAAAGAGACTCTTCTATCTAAAAATATTCGTCATATTGTAAACGTTTCGCAATGTCCAAATTTTCATCCAGATACGTTTAATTATCTAACTATAGACATTGGTGACGAGATCGATCAAAACATTGCTCAACATTTTTCCACAGTCAATCAATTTATCGATGATGTCATCTCTAAAAATGAGGGAGTCTTGGTACATTGTTACGCAGGTATCTCTAGGAGTGTAAGTTTGGTGTTGGGATATCTAATAGAGAAGAGAAATATGTCCTTAGAACATGCTTATGATCTTGTAAAGAGTAAGAGGAATTTTATTCAACCAAATCCTGGATTTTGGAGACAACTTCAACAATTTCACAAAGACTCTAATCCACCCTCTTTTAATAACCCATCCTCTTTTAATAACTTATCTCTATTAAATAATATATGGTATTGGTTATTTTAATATACATTAATAATTTTTATAATCTTATAAAAATAAAAGGTATTGTTTCTTAAATATACTTATACGTCGTAATCATCATCGTCATCTCCCTCTTCATTCTCCCTTTCATCGTCATTATTTTCCTCGTTATCCTCATCGATATCGTTGTCGTCAAATTCTGGATCTTCATCCTCCTCCTCAACGTGGACGATCTTTGATCTGCTCTTTCCCTTGCTCTTGGATCTTCTCTCGTCATTATTCTTTAGATTGCTCTTATACTGTGAAGTGTTATCTCTAACGTACTTTGATTTTGGCTTTGGTCTGGAGACCCGACGTTCCTCGTCATCATCGTATGATAATGATGCCTTGATAAAGTATCTCAACACAGCGGCGATAGCTTGGTTCTTGGAATCGCAAACGTCATCCATCTTCTCCTTCTCTGGTTCTCCCTTTCTACGACGTTGAGACCCAATCTTGTTACTCTTGATATATTCTGCCATCTCGTCGTCTCCTTGAATCTCACAAACCCTCTGAGCATTTTCAACGCTCCACTTTTTTCTATCGTACTTGGCCATCTTCTTTGGACATCCTAGATCGTAAAACTTTGAATCTGCTGGGATAAATTGGACGAGCTTCTTTGGATAATTTAGTAAGAAAAATGTAGTGGTCACCTCCGCCAACTTTAATGCTGTAACGTTGCATTCGACGTTACCCTTATTAGGGAACTTTTGGAACTTGTTGTTTTTGAAATTATTGATATACTGTGCTTCGATATAGAATGCATCGACGACGTCCCATACATCTTTCTTACTCTCCAAGAAATCCAACAATGACCTTCTAGTCTTTGTTGTTAAGAATGATCTACCGGCGGCCCTCTCTCTGGCGGAGAATCTCTCAAAATCATAACGTTCACACGATTTATAAAGGTCGTTGGTAATTACCTCCATCCTCTGTGCAAACTCTTGCTTGGAGATACGTTTGTTATAGATGTTATTTTGATATGCATCTCTGAGATCGTTGATGTTCTCTCCATAAAATTTCTCTACAGAGTAAGAGTAATTGACGTCACCGATATCGATCGACGCTATAAAAAATTCCTTCTTTTTGAGGATATCTTGTACATAGGTGTTCATGGCCATGGTTTAATGAGAACACGTAGAAAAATTAGTTTAATAAAAAAGTATGTAGTATTGGAATGTAGAGTATGTGTCAAGATATTAGTATGCGTATTAAAAATGTGAGAGATTGTATAAGACGTAATTATATTCAATAATCAATGATAAATATTTTTCAATTTTTTTATTAAAATAAATGTTTTTTAATTAAAATTACATTTATGTTTTTAAACAAATTTTTTATATGATAAGTTATCAATAGTCATCGTGTTTAAAGATATAATCTACCGAATTATTCACATAATTTACTGTAGTTTTAAAAATTGAAAAATTATTAAAGATTAATAAATTTTTATCTATAACGTTTATTATCCACTAAATTTATTCCGCACTCTAATCATTTGTTATTAACCTTGACATATTTTATTAAAAACTATTGACATTAACACATATTATTAAAAATAATGGCACCACGAGCAAAGAGTGCAAAATCCATCATCGCCAAGTCTCAATCAAAGACAAAAACTTCAACGAAGGATGTAGTTGACAAGGTTGAAGATGTTAAAGAAGAGGTTGATATTGAAGAGGTAGATGAAGAGATTGACATTGCTCCAACTCCAAAGGGAAAGAGTACCATACCAAAATCAAAGGCAAAATCTAAAGTAATTATTGAAGAGAAAAAATCCAAAATCGTTGTTGAAGAGAAAAAAACAGAGGATGAGGTAGAAGAGGTTAAGGTTACACCAAAACCAAAGGGGAAGAGTAAGTCAAAGAAAGTAGAAGAGAAAAATGTAGAGGTAGAAGAAGAAAAAAAGGAAGAGGAAAAACATAAACCAAAGACAAAGGGTAGATCAAAAAAGGTAGAGGAGAAAAAAATTGAGGTTAAGGAAGAAAAGGTAGAGGTCAAGGAAGATGTGAAAAAACCAAAGTCAAAGAGCAAGTCAAAGAAGGTTGAGATCAAAGATGTTGAAGAAAAAAAGGTAATGAGGGTACCGAATGAAGATGCTGAAGAAAAAGTTGCAGTTGATGACAAACCTACCCCAAAGACCAAAGGAAAGGGGAAGGGGAAAAAAGTTGAGGTAAAAGAAGTTGAAGTTAAAGAAAATGAGGTAGTCAAGGAAGAAGAAAAAACAACGACCGCTCCTAAAAGTAAGTCAAAGGGTAAGGGTAAGAAGGTCGTTGAACAAATATCAGACGTCTTGGAAAAGGTAAAGACGGTCATCAAATCAAAGAGTACAATTATCGAAGACGATGATGAAGAGATTAAGGATGACGATATTGATAATGAGGATACAGATGAAGATGATGATATAGAGATTGATATAGAAGATGATCTAAAGATCGATACACCCCCCAAGAATGTAACATCTATTAAGAGCAAAACAACATCTTTACCAAAGGATGATACTTTGTTAAAAGATGATAAAAAGACTACCTCAGCAAAAACTACCACGTCTGCAAACACTACAAAAACCACCACGTCTGCAAAAACTACAACGTCTACCTCTACCGTTGCATCCAAAGGAAAGGGGGGTAAATCTAAGGGGAGGGCTAGAAAAGATATGAACATTGATGACGACATCATTATAGACGAAGAAGATGGTTCAAAAAATACGTCGAAGTCAAAGTCATCAACTAATGACGAAGAGGAAGATATCATTGATCAGATGAAAAATCTTGGAATCAAGAAACGCGTTACTGAAAAAACATCAGAGGTTAAAGAAAGTGTACAAAAAGATTCAAAGACCATATTAAAGAATGGCTCATCTACAAAGAAGGTCGATGAAAAAGTAAACTCTAACGTCGATTTTGCAAGAGATAATCTCTCTAATCTCTACAAAAATATCTATCAACAAAAGAAGGTTAGATTTGTTGACGAAGCACTATTTGTTGACACGGCATTAGAGTGTGTAAAGAGATCCAACGTTGATCTCTCCGATTTTGAGAGATACCAATATATTGACACTACATTGATATCAAGAGATAATGGTGTCGATACAAGAGATTCATCATTAATAAATTTAAAACCAATCTCCCAAGATGGTACCGATGATGGAATCACTACCCATTATATTAGGACTCCCATACCATCCGATATCGTTAAAAATATGGGTATCGTTAGTGACGAATTGAAGAATAACTCTGACGCTACCGGTAAATTTGATATCAAGTCCATCTTAAAGAGAGACTTTAAAAACCCAACTGAACCAATCGTCACCGTTAATGGTTCATCAAACTCTCAAAATTCTAACGTCCCTAGATGGTGGCAAAAATGAGTAATGATAGGTGGTGGCAAAACATAAAATATAAAAAATGCAGATTCTCATCGATCATAAAAATAAATTAATACATCGTTAATTTTTAATACTAACAATATTAAAAATAATTGAACATTCTGTTATATGAATACTATATTAAAAGAACAAGAATTTTCTACATACTTTCATTATAATGTTCTTTTGAAACATGGTTATAAAATTACAAAGATATATAAAAAGTTGTGTGATCAACCTCAATGTGTATGTCTTGTAAAAGACACAAATGATAAATATTATGTTGCAAAATCACATTTAGAATTGGAACCAGAGATATACAATAGTTGGGAGAGGATGAAGGAGATTTATAAAAACCTAGAGAATTTAGGGGTAGGTCCCAAAATATATGAATTTATAGAACCTGAAAATATCTGTATAATGGAATGTGGATATAAAACTTTGGAAGAGGTTATGTGTTCTTCTCAAAAAGATATTGAAAATATGGATTTAATAAACGATGTAAAGATGAGAATCAATATATTACATACTAATTATATACATGGTGATCTTCATTGTGGAAATATAATGGTTAGAAAAGATAGAACGTCATTTTTTATAGATCTTGATACTGTAAAAAACGTTGATGTTGACAATGTATCTTGTATATTAAATTTAACTGCTCAATGTTCCACAATAGATAAATATATGAAATTTGAAAAGGAGACGTTCATGTATTAAATCAAAAATAAATTATATATCAACGATATATAAGATTTGATAGCAACAATATAAAATATTAATGATATAATGGAAGTAGTCTATGATATATCTATAAGGTTACCAAATACTCTCTTCCTTACACCAAATGAAGATAAAAATAATGTTAATACCCGACATTATAGACGAAAATTGTTGACACATCTTATATCGTCATACATGTTCGTAGAGATCTATAAAAAATTTGATGATGTTAGAAAATTTTTTCATAAAAAGATTGTGTATAGAGATAGAGTAAAGGATAAGCAAATAGATACCGGGGTAGAGATTCAATGTTTTTGTGGAAATTTTCAATGTAGTCGTGTATCAACTACGTATGATAATAAATTTGAGAGACTCGGTACACATATAGATCTGAATAATGATGTACGAGATATCTTTACAGTGAACAATGTAGATTTTGCTATATCTTACTATTCATTACATTTTCTACCTATCAAAAGTTCTTTTGCCATAGAATGTTTAAAGGTTCTAATGGGTTATATAGGACAAGTTTTACATTATAGTATTGGTATACATCAGAACGTTGGGTTGAATGACAGTACAGCAGATTTTTTGTGTCGTGTAGAGATCTCTTACAATAATTATAGTGACATTTTTACAAAGTTGGCAGATACAATGTCAAAAATCAAGACGAGTAAGAGTATATATGGATACAAGGTACACTCTAAGGCACAGGTGTATGATTATTACTCTGGATTTAAAGATAGTTATTTTATGGATCATATGGATACAATATTAGGGAATCGTTCGTTCTTTGAAGATATACCAGATGACCTACCCAAATTATCTGTAGGGTTGCAATTATACGCTATAATAGCCATCGCTACCCTAAAAAATTGCACAGATACTTTTATCAAAAAATATGAGAATATAGGTAGCGTTGAGAGAGTATTGACCAAGGACCAAAAAAATCATAGGAGTATCGATTTTCATATCAACGATCTATTGACCTATCTTTTAAAGGAGAATGTGTAACAATATATTTTACAAGAGTTTTAAAAATTTATAACGTTATAAATTTTACAATTATCCATTTTTAGACGTGGAACCAATAACAATATTATCCTCTTTTTTGGAATCATAATATTCGACGTATGGTCCATATAATAACTTCATATCTATACTATCCATATCATCGTCAATATATTTTTTGTTCAATATTATTATTATCTTTACAACATCTTTATTATAACATCTCTTATCTAACAACATCTTTAACTTATCACTATCATAAACCCCATCTTTCCATATCAACCTCTTTTTGGATCTGAGACTACTATACAATAAATTTTTATATTTATCAATAATGTCTATCCTAATCGTACGATCTATATTTTTGGTAGATTTTGTATTTTTAAAACGTATACTACGTAAATGGTAAAAATAATCCAATTCTTTCCTTTGTAACGATCTTACAAAATATACATACTTGGATCTTTTGGAATTCTTTACATGTCTCATATTTTTACTACCATTATGTCTATATATTAACTCGTCTCCATCATCAACTCTTCTTATATTACAAGATACTACAAGAGATGTATATCTATCTATCATATTTTTATAATCTCTGTCTATATATAATTTTGCAGTATCCTTATTGTACAACATACTCAACATCTTCATAAAATTATGGTAATTTTCGTCGATATACAATACACCATTGATAAAATTATCAGATTCCAACATATTTTTTAATTTAAAAGACCTGCATAATATATCTTTTTCACAATAATCTATCGTCCCCGATATGTTTAATTTTATAATATCGTTCATCTTTAATTATAAATTTATACTTTATTATATCTCATCATTATTAGTATATTTATAAAAGATGCAATATTATGATAGTAACATCTTCTTTTTTTAATATTTTACAAAGTGTTGACGTCTGTTTAAAAATGATTTTTTAATATATCTATATTAAAAATATACCAAATATTATTAGTCCATATTCCTATCTTGTTAATAACTTATTCTATTTTTTATAACCTACTATAAACTTTGAACTACCCTAAACTTACTTTTAAAACTACCCCTAAATTAAAATGGTAGCCCAACATATGACACGTTCCTTTTACAAGACCATCCTCAATGTTATGGGAGAGAGAGGTATAAATAGGGGTGATGTCGAAAAAAGAAGAGAGGTCAAACAAGAGTTGAGCAATAAAGACTCTATAAAGGGTGGTTTTATGACCCGTTCTTTTTACAAGACCATTGTCAACATTATGGAGGAGAGGTGTATCGATAAGGACGATGATGATAAACGCAGAGAGATTAGAGAAGAGATGGGTGTAAAAAAAGTGAGTGGTAACAAAATAATGTTCTCTATCGTAAGAACTATACCAACTCCCGAGTATGAAGACTCTAAATACGAGATCGTCAAGATATTGGAATACGATTTTGCAGAGTTTTTCCTTGCCTTTATGTGTATGAGTCTCTTCTTTTTAGCTTTGACAACTATGGGAGCTGCTATAATGATAATCTACCTCTTATGTTCAATGCTCTTCTTTATCTACAAAATATACCTTATCGTCGAAGAGACCATCAACCTAATAGGAAGAGAGGATAACAGATTTGTTGTTGCCTACTCTACCATGGCATTTACCCTATACAATATTCTCATGTATCAAAGATACGTCAAAGGAATGTTGTTTGATTAAACATATAAGGATAATGTTCTTATAAATTTTGTAGTATTTTAATAATCTTTATAAATAAATCTTTATAAAATTAACCAATATTTATCATATATTATTAACTCTTTAAAATAAACGTTTTATCGAACAATAAGTTAATGGTCTGTCGTCTACACCAAATTCTAAAGAACCATCAGTCATTATTGCAAGAGTGGCTGTGTCCGGTTCTACTCCCAAAGAAAATACATCACCATTGGTCAGATTAACAATTTTTCCAATATAAGCAGCAGATCCTGCATCTCTCCAATTATAATCAAATAATTGTGTTCCGTAATCTGTTTGTGCTCCCCACGCCGGACACATACTAAGAGCTGAAATTATCGGTAAGTTTGTCGTTTCATTCATCATAACGGCTAAAAATGATTCTGATGTATAATTGCTAGTAAAACCATATTCGATTGAATAATCCCCAGTGACGTTTACCACAAATTCGAACGTTGCCACATTGTAGGTTATATCTGTACTATTTTGGAGTATAACGTCCCATTGTACAGCAGTATAAGGGGTAAGTGTATAATCAAAAGTTTCGCTTGGAGTATGATTGGCAACGAAAGCTGGACTCGAAGCTGCCGGAGGTGAACTCCAAATATAATTTACTCCGTCAAAAACAAGGGTTTGATTTGCTGTGGGTGGAGTAGCCTCATCAAGTTTTGTATTTATTGTAAAAAGTGTAAAATTATAAATAAACTAAATTAATTTTGTTTACCTACAAAATCACATTTACACAAAACCATTCTCTCATCTAATGTTTGAGCAGTCGTGAGGCTGACAAATTTTAAAGTTAATCGCTTAACTCTGTTAGATATTTTAAAAGGATATTACGAGCACCATTTACATCTCGATCTATGACCAATTTACAACCTGTCTTTATGCATTTGAATATCTCTTCACTCCGAAGATTGTAATTTACCCAACCACATCCCGTACATGTCTTCGATGTGTACTCCTCTGTTGGTATTATTAATTTCGTGTTTGGGTACTCGTTGATCTTAAACTTTAGACGTTCTATAAAGGAACAGTGTCTTAGAACCTTTATCCGATTTTTTTGATCACCCGTTAGATAATACTTTCTGACTAGTTGACCTGTATTTAATTTTGGGATGATCACATACTCAAAGTTTTTTAGTAACCACGTCGATAGTTTCTTGTGCATATCCTCTACAAGGTTGAATAGTTTGAAAGACAATTTA